GCTGAATCCCCAACCACCACCTACACTGACGCTAATGGCATTGGCGCATTCTATTACCAACCACCAACTGGCGCACTAGCACTTTGTACTGCCAACCTGCCAGAAATGACTCCAGATGTTGCTGGTGATACTCCGCAGGATTACTTTAAGGCGGTGACGTATACAGGCGTTGCTACTAACAGTGGTAATTTTACTGTGCCAGTGGGTTTCCAAAGTGATTTAATTTGGATTAAAAGACGAAATAACGGTAATTCACATAATCTTTTCGATTCTGTCAGAGGATTTGATAAGTGGCTAATATCAGATTTTAATGGTGCTGAAAGAAACAACACTTCTAACAATAGTGGTAATCCTAAAATATCGACAGTTAATAGCAGTGGGTTTACAGTACATGACAACTTAAACGCTGAAGTTAATGAATCTGGTGGAACCTATGTCGCTTGGTGCTGGAAAGCAGGAGGTGCGCCCACAGAAGATAATACGGCTACTTCTGGCGCTATGAACGCTAATGGGTCTGCTGCTACTAGTTCTAATAGTAGTGTTTCACTGAACGGAACACTACAAAGTAATTACACTCCTGCTGGATCACCTACTATTTACCCAACGAGGATGTCAATAAATACGGATGCAGGGTTTAGTATTGTGAAGTACCAAGGAGCATCAGCATCTAATAGCAAGTTACCACATGGACTTACCCAAGCACCAGAAATGGTAATTATTAAGAATTTAGATAATGCTAATGGATGGGTAATCGGAAATGATTATCTGACTAATTGGGGTTATTCTTTAGGACTGGATTTGCCGAATGCAGAATACACTTCTGCAGCCAGTTTTGATTCAACGGCCCCAACAAATAGTGTAATAACACTAGGCAATTCTTCTGGCGCAAATAATAGTAGTTACAACTACATCGCATACTGCTTCCACTCCGTAGAAGGCTACAGTAAATTCGGTTCTTACACAGGCAACGGGTCTGCGGATGGGCCGTTTGTGTACTGTGGTTTCCGTCCTGCGTTTGTAATTTGCAAGGGGGGTAATGTTTCTTCTTATTGGGTTATTCACGATAGTGCTAGAAATGGTTATAACGGAAATAACAAAGATTTATATGCTTCTTTATCACAAACTGAAGCATCTAGTAATATGATAGACATACTTTCTGGAGGGTTTAAAATTAGGGTTACAACTGGCGAAATTAACGGAAATGGTTCTTACATCTTCATGGCCTTTTCCGAACAACCCTTCAAATTTAGCAACGCACGTTAATAGGAAAATTAAGGTATAAACTATGTGGACTTACAACGGCACTACGATTCGTGTTGGACGATCTTGGACAGACTCCAATGGCATTACCCATCCATCCGTATGGAATCGTTGGACACCAGAATTCAAAACATCTATTGGAATGGTTTGGGTCGAACCTCCTGCGCCACCAGATCCGTATGATGAACGCTTCTACTGGTCAGCTAATAATCCAAAGTCATTAGAAGATGTAAACGTCACAGATGAAGACGGCAATCCTGTATTGGATGAAGATGACAATCAGCGTATTACTATCGGACTCAAAAACCAATGGATAGAAAGAACAAAAACCACAGCATACGAAAAACTCAAAAATACTGATTGGTATGTGACAAGACAGTCAGAAACTGGAAAAGCTATTCCCGAAGAGATTTCTTCCTATAGAACATCAGTAAGAGTTGCTGTTGATTCTATCATAGAACAAATTAATGCTTGTACAACTATTGAAGAATTTATGACATTATTTGAATCCACAGATAATAGTGTATCTGTGATAAATTCTATACCATAATATTGTAACATAACTATTCTTATAAATAAAGGTAAACACTTTATTTTTTCAAGAAAGTTGTTATGCCTGTTCCATCCACAAGAGAAGAATTTAGAAAATATTGTCTCCGAGCACTTGGACATCCTGTTATTGAAATAAATGTTGATCCTGACCAAGTTGAAGACAGAATAGACCAAGCACTTCAATATTTTGCTCAGTATCATTATGATGGTGCCGAAAGAGTTTATCTAAAATATCAAGTTTCTCAAGCAGATATTGATCGAGCAAGATCCGACAATACACTTGCAACAGTTACTGATGTAGATGGTACAACTACTGCTGCTTGGAAAGAACAAAAAAATTACATTCCTGTTCCAGATTCCATTCTTTCAGTCATCAAGGTATTCAATTTTAGTGACAAAGGAAACATCAACATGTTTGATGTTCGGTATCAGCTAAGATTGAATGACTTGTATGATTTCTCATCAACTTCCATCATTCATTATGACATGACTATGCAGCATCTTGACTTGCTGGATAGTATTTTAATTGGTCAAAAACCAATCCGACATAATCAGCATCAGAATCGCCTGTACATTGACATGGATTGGCAAAATGATGTTGTGGACGGTGAATATATTGTGATTGAAGCAATTCGTAAACTTGATCCAGCTACATTTCCAGACATTTGGAATGACATGTATCTGAAAAGATATGCCACGCAACTAATCAAAATGCAATGGGGTAGCAATCTGATCAAGTTCAATGGCGTACAGATGTTGGGTGGTGTGACCATGAATGGTGAAACAATCTATCAACAAGCACAGGAAGAGTTATTAAAACTAGAAGAACAGATTCAGTTGGCTTACGAACTTCCACCTGAAATCATGATAGGATAAAGAATGCCAACTTCGGTTTATTTTGACACAGGAACAATACCAGAACAAAGACTGTATGAAGACCTGATTATTGAACAGCTTCGAGCATTTGGTCAGGAAGTTTTTTATCTTCCAAGAACACTGGTGAATGAAGATACTATTCTTGGAGAAGATCCTCTTTCTGAATTTAATGATGCATATCTGATTGAAATGTATGTAGAGAATATTGAAGGATATGATGGTGAAAAAGAATTGATGACCAAGTTTGGACTTGACATTCAGAATGAAGTTACTTTTGTTGTAGCCAGAAGACGTTGGGAACAATTAATTTCAATTGATCAGAATTTGATTGTGAGCACAAGACCAAATGAAGGTGATCTAGTTTATTTTCCACGAACAAAACATCTCTTTGAAATTTCATTTGTTGATCATGATGATCCTTTCTATCAGGTACAAAATCTTCCTGTTTATAAACTGAAATGTCGATCATTTGATTATAGTTCAGAACAAATTGATACGGGAATTGTTGAAATTGACAATATTGAAACAACTTATTCACTTGATGTTTTAAGTTATCAATTAACACTAGAAGATGGTACAGGATCAGTTCTACAAGAGGGTGAAGGAACAAATTATTTGTTGAATGAAGATTATACTATTGAAACAAAAGATACTAAAGCACAGAATGATATTTTTGACACATTCAATAACACCGTTCTAGATTTTAGTGAAAGTAATCCATTTGGAGACATAACATGATTGGAGATCATTTTTATCATGCTACAACCAAAGATATTGTTGTAGCATTTGGTTCGCTTTTTAACAACATATTTTTGACACGGACAAATTCAGCAGGTCAAATTGCACAAAAGATGAAAGTTCCATTGGCATATGGACCAAAACAAAAATGGCTTACACTTTTATCCCAAAATGCTAATCAGACAAAGGCTGTTGCAATCACACTTCCTAGAATCGGATTTGAAATTCAAACACTAGAATATGATTCTACAAGAAAACTGAATCGTGCCATTAAGGTAAAAAAGAAAGCAGATACTAATTCAGCAGTAGCATCTTCATACATGCCTGTTCCTTATAACTTGACATTTGAATTGTATGTAATGGCAAAAAATTCTGATGATGCACTACAGATTGTGGAACAAATCTTGCCTTTCTTTCAACCAGAATATACTGTTACACTAAGAGAAAGACCAGAACTTGATATTATTCGTGATGTTCCAATTGTGCTAAACAGCATTAGTTATGAAGACAACTATGAAGGCGAATTTACTGCCAGACGAGCAATTATATACACATTAAACTTCAATGTCAAGTTTTTCTTGTATGGACCAGTAAGTTCTCAGAAAGTTATCAAAGCAGTTCAGGTGGATCAATACACAAATACACCAGATGTTGCAGTATCCAGAGAACAAAGATACTCAGCTACACCTGATCCAGTGACTGCATCGTTTGATGATGATTTCGGATTTAATGAAACAACATCATATTTTGAAGACGCAAAAACATACAATTCAGTAACAGGACAAGATGAGCAAGTCGATTGATACTCTTGATGAGGTTCTTGGTATTGCGGATGTAGTGGAAACTGCCACATCGGTGGTAACTCCTCCATCCACACCAGTATCCAAAATGAATGTGGAAGATATTGATGGTGATTATAAATATCAAAGAGAGAATCTTTATACATTGGTTGAACGTGGACAGGATGCAATAGAAGGTATATTGAATATTGCAAGAGAATCTGACCAACCAAGAGCATATGAAGTTGCAGGAAATCTGATCAAGAATGTTGCGGATGTAACAGACAAATTGATGGCTCTTCAAGAAAAAATAAAGAGTGTGAAATCAGAATCAAATACTGGACCAAGAAGTGTTACAAACGCATTATATGTTGGAAGCACTGCTGATCTACAAAAGTTATTAAAAGGAAAAAAAGAGAATGCCATTAACGAGAATTAAAACTACTGCAATAGATCATGTATTTCTTTCAGAGTTTCTAGGTACTGTTGCAAGTGAATCAGCAATGCTTGCGTTGGTGGGTGGCATTGGAGATTATGCAGTCAGATCAGACCTGAATAATGATTCTTTTATTATCACACAAAATAATGGAAGTTCAATAGGTGACTGGCAAAAAATCAGTAATACATCAACAGCATTACTGAAAAGTGAAAATCTGAATGATTTGCCAGATGCAGGAACTGCAAGAAGTAATCTAGGACTGGGGACAGCAGCAACAACAGCAGCAACTGATTATGCTACGGCAGCACAAGGTACAAAGGCAGATTCTGCACTTCAACCGACAAATAATTTAAATGATCTTAATGATGCAGGAACAGCTCTTGACAATCTTGGATTTAGTGCATTTGGTAAAAGTATTATTGATGATGCTGATGCAGCAGCAGTTAGAACTACACTAGGACTCGGTGAAGCAGCCACTTCCAATACATTAGCTGGTACAAATGATTTTACAGCTACTGGTGCTCTTGCTAATGGTGATATTGTAGGATTGCGTAGTGATGGAACTGTCGAAAAGGTTGCCGATGGGACTGTACTTGTTCCTGATTCAGCATCAGCGTCAATGACTAATTTAAGTATAACCGCACGTTCTCCAGCTATGGTATATGATTCATACAACAATGCAGTAGTGATTGCTTATAGAGATATGAACAATAATAGTTATGGAACTGCTGTTGTAGGCACAGTATCTGGTACTTCAATTACCTTTGGAACTCCTGTTACTTTTTGGAGTGAATTTACAGAATATACTTCAATCACCTTTGATTCATCCAATAATAAAGTAGTGATTACTTTTCAAGGATATACTGGATCCGGAGGAGGATATGGAGGTTATGCTGTTGTTGGAACTGTATCCGGAAACAGTATTTCTTTTGGATCTGCCGCAGGATTCACTCCAAATACTGTTGGTACTCGTATAGAATATACAAAGTCTGTCTTTGATTCATACAACAATAAAGTAGTGATTGCTTTTAGATATACCACAGATGTTTCGAATTGGTCTGGATACGCTTGTGTAGGAACAGTATCCGGAACTTCTATTAGTTTTGGATCTATAACTGGTTTCTCTGGGGACACTCAGCAGATTTCTCTCGCCTTTGATTCATTT